AGAACGGCGAGATCAATCAGACGCTTCCTGCCTGCGTATTTATGGATACGGATCATCCCGACATGTATGCGGACTCCCGCAATTACGCGGGCATAACCCACTACGCGTGGGAACTCTACGAAGACGATGTCGATTTCAGTCTTCATGAACAAATCGAATCAATCCTGACCTCACACGGACTCACCTACGTTAAGCAAGGAACCGAATGGTTCGACGATCAGAGGTACTGGGCGACCGTCTTCACCTTTTCGACTATCAACAATGAGGAGTAAATCCAATGGCTAACAAAGTTAAGTTTGGTCTTTCCAAATGCTACTATGCCGTCTGGGATGAGACCGCGGACACCTACGCGAATCCTGTCGCGCTTCCGGGTGCCGTCAACCTCAATCTCGACCAGCAGGGCGGTGAAACCGTCTTCCGCGCTGACAATGTAGATTATTGGGTGACCTTCGCGAACGGCGGATATTCTGGAAGCTTTGAGCTTGCAGGCGTGCCGGAGTCGTTCCGCACCGATGTCCTGGGCGAGCTGGTCGACGAGACCAACGCGATCCGCTACGAGCTGGCAAGTGCTCAGCCGAAAGCTTTCGCTCTGCTCTTCCAGGTGGAAGGCGACGACGAAGCGATCCGCTTCGCATTCTACAACTGCAAGTGCTCGCGTCCGTCTGTTGCATCTCAGACCACCGAGGCCGACGCGATCAACCCCGTCACCGATACCCTGAACATCACGGCGAAGGCTCGTCCCGTCGATGACCTGATCAAGGGTGTGGCCGTCGAGGGCTCGACCTCCTATGACGCATGGTTCACGGCTGTCAAGAAGCCGACGCTTTGATTCAACGATTAGGGCTTGGGGAATTCCTCAAGCCCTTTTCAGCATATAAAGAAAGGGAAAATCATGGAAAAGATCATCAACATCGATGGGAAAGACATTAAATTCAAATCCACCGCCACGACACCTCGCAAGTACCGTCATGCGTTCCAGAGAGACATGATCATCGACATGGACGCACTCAGCAAGGCACTCAGATCCAAAGACGGCCTCGGCATGGCGCAGCTGGAAGTCTTTGAAAACGTCGCGTACATCATGGCCAGACAGGCCGCCGAAGCGGACGGTAAAGAGATCGAGCAGACAGCCGATGAATGGCTTGATCAATTTGAGACCTTCTCGATCTATGAGATTCTGCCGGAGATCTTCGACCTCTGGAAGAAAACCAATCAAACGATGTCAGTCCCAAAATAAAGAGCCGTCCAACCGATCGCCCGAACACTTCAGCACTCTTTTACCTTAGGGCGGTTGAACTCGGCTTGAGTTGGGCAGACCTTGAAGAGATGGATATTGGCGAAGTTTGGGACATGCTGATCGAGAAAGCCAACGATCACGCAGAGTACAACTACATCGCCACGAAAGACGATATTCGGAAATTAGCAGGACTATCATAAAGGGGAAATGTAATGGCAAGCGGACGCATTAAGGGCATCACCATCGAGATCGATGGAAATGTAACACCTTTACAAAAAGCCCTGGAATCGGCTGATAAAAGCCTAAAAGACACACAAAGCGAGTTAAGGGATGTCAACAAGCTTTTGAAGCTTGATCCGTCCAATGTCACCCTTCTGCAGCAGAAGCACGACCTTTTAACCAAAGCGATCGAGCAGACCAACGACCGTCTTGAAACCCTGAAGAGCGCGCTCGGCGGAATGGACGAAGGCACGGAGGAGTACAACCGCTTACAGCGCGAAGTCATCGCCACGGAGCAGAGCCTCGGCAAGCTTCAGGGACAGCAGGACGAGGTCAACGTTGCACTCTCGGGCGGAGAGATCCAGGAAGCCTCGGACGACATGCAAGACCTGTCGCAGGCCACGGATGAGGCGACCAAAGAGAGCGAAGAGGGCGCAAAAGGTTGGTCAGGATTTAAGCAGGTCATCGCAGACCTTGCCACCTCGGCCATCAAAGCGGCTGTCAAAGGCCTGCAAGACCTCGGCAAAGCGCTCAGCGGAGCGGTAACGGACTCCGCGGCCTATGCTGACGAGATCCTCACGCTCTCCACGACCACCGGCATTGCCACAGACAAGCTGCAGGAGTACCAGTACATGGCCGGGCTTGTTGATGTCGATGTGTCCACCATCACCGGCTCACTGCGCAAGCTGACCGGTCAGATGGACGCGGCCGCAGGCGGATCGGGAGCCGCGGCGGATGCCTTTGCGGCTCTCGGCGTTTCGGTCACCGACTCAGAAGGAAACCTCCGAAGCAACCAGGATGTTTTTGAAGATGTCATCGATGCTCTCGGTCAGATCGAGAACACCACGCAGAGGGATGTCCTCGCGATGGACATCTTCGGACGCTCCGCACAGGAGCTGAACCCGCTGATCGAGGCAGGCTCGGAAGGAATCGCCGAGTTTGCCCAGGAAGCGCATGACGCGGGCTATGTGCTCGACAATGAGACCCTCTCAAGCCTCGGCTCTGTTGACGATGAAATGCAGCGGTTTGAGGCCAGAACGACAGCGGTAAAGAATAACCTCGTTTCGGCCTTTGCTCCTGCACTCGCGGAAGCGGGCGAGAAAGTCAACGACTTCACGACAGGCCTTCTCGGCATCAAGGAAGCCTACGAGCAGGGCGGTGTACAGGGCGCACTTGACGCGGCGAGCGGGATGCTTGAAAGTCTGGCGGAAGAGATCACCAATGCCCTACCGAGCATCGGGAGCGTCGGCACCCAGATACTTGTAAGTCTGGTGACCGGGATAATCCAGGCATTGCCGATGATCGTGACAACGGCGGCACAGATGGTGGGCGAGCTGGTAAACGGTATTTCCGCCGCGCTCCCTGAGCTGATTGCCCAGATCCCGAGCCTGATACAGGCCGTGGTAACCGCGATCACCGACAACCTGCCGATGATCCTGCAAAGCGGAATCCAGCTCGTCTTAGCCCTGGCGGTCGGAATTTTGGATGCCATCCCCGAGATCGTGGCCATGCTCCCCGAGCTGATCACGGCCATTGTTGGCACGCTCCTGGCGCCCGAAACGCTCCAGATCATCAGCGAGGCGGGAATTGAGCTGCTTGTCGCCATCGTGCGCGACCTGCCGGCCATCATCGCCGCGGTCATCGAGGCCGTTGTCGAGCTGTTCGGCGCGATCATCGACTTCATGACAAGCCCCGACTCGCTCAAGGCCTTTGAGGAAGTCGGCGGGGAGCTGATCGATAAATTCAAGTCGGGCGTTACAACGGCGTGGGAAGATGTCAAGTCGACCGTAGGGCAGAAGCTTGCCGGCATCGTGTCGAGCTTCTCGGAGTCCTGGAATCAGGCGAAGACAACCACGATCGAAGCTTTCAACAACATCAAGAGCGAACTGACCAGCAAGATCGACTCGATCAAGTCCAACGTAACGACCAAATTCAACGCGATCAAGACAGCCATCATCACCCCGATTGAGAGCGCCAAATCGAAGGTCAAGGAAGTCATCGACAAGATCAAGGGCTTCTTCGATTTCCAGTGGTCGCTTCCGGCTCTTAAAATGCCCCACTTCACGGCGAGCGGCAAGTTCTCTCTTAACCCGATTCAGGTGCCGACCTTCTCAATTTCTTGGTACGACAAGGCAATGGAGAACGGCATGATCCTCAACGGCGCAACCATCTTCGGAGCCAAGGGCACCACCTTGCTCGGAGGCGGCGAGAGCGGCGCGGAGGCCGTCATCGGTGTCAACTCGCTTCGCGACATCATCACGCAGGCAGTGGCAAGCGCAGCGGGAGTCGGTGGAAATGAGTTTAACATCACCATCGTTCAGCGTGAAGGACAGAATGCCGAGCGTCTTGTCGATGTGATGCAGTCCCGAATTCAGGCCGATATCGGACGCAGAAAGGCAGTGTTTGCATGACGACTTTAACAGTAAATTGGACAAATCTGTGGGAGGCGTTTGGTGTGGTGTCGGATGCGACCGACACCTTCGCCGCCGCACAGCCGAGCGGTGAGATGATCCGCGTCCCCGGACGCATGGGCGACCTGATCATGGATGATGATGATTTCGAGAATAGGGAAGTGACCTATGAGTCATTCATCTACCGCGACATGAAGTCGAACGTGGCCGCCCTGTCTGCCTTCCTCGCCTCTCTGAAGGGCTATGCGAGGATTGAAGACTCGGCGCATCCTTCCCTGTTCCGGCTCGGTCGATTCAATGGCGGCTTTGCCCCATCGATCGGCGGAAACTTCCACGCGGCTTCCTTTGACCTCAATTTCAACTGTAAACCCCAAAAGTTTTTGAAGAGCGGAGAGAGCGCGGTTGCGTTCAACGCCTCCGGCACGATCGCCAATCCCACGAGATTCGCAAGCAGGCCGCTTGTCACTGTATTTGGAAGCGGTTCGGTCACGATCGGCGGCATTACCATCACGATCGACACCGAGCAGACGCAGATCACGATCGATTGCGAAACAGGGGACGCATACAACGGAGCCATCAACTGCAATGCGGATGTGAGCTTTTCCTCTCTGGATCTTCCGAAGATCCCGGCAGGCGAGTCTAACATCACGCTTGATGGGGTGACATCCGTGAGCATCATTCCGAGGTGGTACACCATATGATTCCTATTCTTTACGCGCCGACTGAAACGGCCTTTGAGAGCAACGGCATCGGCAGGCTTGCAGATGCGGATCGGTGCCTCATCACCGAGAACCGCAATGGAATGTATGAGCTTGAAATGACCTACCCCATCGATGGCATTCATTTCTCAGACATTGCCCTTGGCATGTACATTGCCGTCAAGCCTTCGCGCTATGGGTCGGTTGAGCATTTCGAAATC